GCCATCACTATGATGCCGATCGGGTTGGTGGTTAGGGCAAGACCAACGGCCTTGATACCCGCCGCCACCATAGGCATAGCTGTTGCCATCGATCCCAATGCGCCTACCAGCTTTATTGAGCTGATAATTAAAGGAGCGAATTTCAGCCCGACCATAATAATGGCCAGATTATCGAAACCGCCCACGAGGGTCGCCAGCTTGCCGGTCAACCGCCCCGCGGCCATTAACGCTTGACCAATACCTGTAGCCGCTTTGATGATTGAGGGCAGGGCCGCTTCTGTTTTCTCAGCGATAGTTTTTGCCCAAACGGAAATGCTTTCGCGGTTTTCGATCACAAAGGCGGTGAAGCGATTAAAGAACTCCGACAACACCGGCATTAGCTCCGCGCCAACCAAGCGCCCTACGCCACCGAGTGCTGTCTGCATGTTGGTCATTTCATCCGTGAATTTCTCGGCAGCTGCCAGGTCTTTATCGCCCAGCACGTAACCCAACTCTTCGGCCCGCTCTTTAAGGCGCTCGATTTCCTCGGACGAGGTTTGTGCGATCAGGCCCATTTTTAGGCCGGCACGGCTGAATGCAGCGGAGGCCATCGCGTTGCGCTCGGAAGCGTCGGTAGACTCGCGCATCGCCTGAATGTAGATCCCAAAAGCCGCTTCTGTGGATTCCGTTGCTTTTAGAGTCTCGTACAGTGCGGGGTTCATTTCTTTGAGCTGAGTGGCCAGCGCGCCACTGCCACGGGTTTTTAGTTCGCCTAGCCGCTTGCCGAATGCTGTTAGCGACTGGTTAAACGTGCCCTGGGCAACGCCTACGCGCTCGGCTGCAAATTGATATTTTTGGAAAGACTGGGCGTTAAAGCCGATGGCGCGACTGGTTTTTGCAACTTCATCGCCCGCTGTGGCTACCTTGCTAGTGAGGGCGACCATGGACCCGCCAACACCGATAGCCGCAATCGAAGCGGTGCGAAGAGTGCGAACCGACTTGCCAACTTCTCCTGTGAAGTTTGAGTAGGAACCAGATACCCTGGCCCGGGCTCTTTCGACCCTTAAAAGCTGCTCTTGCGTCCGGCGGAGCCTTTCCATTTGCCCGGTTAGCTGTCCGTATTCACGGCGAAGACCATCGACGTTTTTACCCATACGTCCAAAGGTGCCAATGGATTTTCCGAGGGTCTTCTGCCGGCGCTCTACGGTGCGGATGGATTCGCCCACCTCGCCGAGCCTGGCCGTCGTCGAAGTCAGGCCTTTTGTCAGGGTGCGGCCAACGCCCCCGCCGATGGTAATCTTTGCATTAAGCCGCTTATTTGCCATCGTTTTTGGGTAGTCCGTCTAGCCACCAAAATAATTGGCTGGTTCTTAATGCGGTGATGTCCGCCAGCGACCAGCCGGTGTGGGACGCGAGAGCCAACACGCCGCTTCGTAGGTCTTCAGCTCTTACTCGGTAAAAACCTCAAGGGCGCCTTGCAGCCTGCGATAGTTGCGCATCGTCATGGCTTTGATTTGATCCGGCGCCAGGCTGCAGAGGTTGGCCATCAGCGTCACTTCCCGGTGAGCCTCACTGGCCTTGATGGCCTGCACATCCAGCTGATCCTGCACGGTCGGCTCTCGCATGTTGACCTGGCTTGCTTGGGCTCCATCGATGTCGATGGGCGTAGCCAGATCGATCAAGAAGCCGTCGCTGGTTTCCGTCAGGTAATCGGGATTTTTTTTCTCAGACATGGGTATCGTTTTCCAGTGTTGGGTGGTGGCCTGCGCGGTTAAATTCCCAGGGCCGAGCGGATTTCCGCCAGCCGGTCAGTGCCGTTAATTGTGCGAACCATGTTGCGCACATCGATTTCGTGCACCAGCTGGCCGTCGTGCTCTAGGCTGTAGTAGTTCAGGCGGACAGTGACGGCCATGGGCGCCATTTGGCCCGGCTGCCAAGTGCCAGAGTCGATCACCGTGATCTTGCCGCGCATCTTGTGGACCACCGATTTAACAGTGCCGTCCACGGACTCCAGAGCGCCGCGGGCCGTGAACGGAATTTCATTGCCTTCAGCTACGCCAAATTGCGAGAGAATGTCACGATCGTAAGAGATCAGGTTGAAGCTGCTTTCTAACGGCTCCATGCCCATGTCCATGGCTTCGGCAGCGTCCATTCCGCCACCCCGCCAGTCTTCGGTTTGAACCGTCAGAACTGGCGGGGTGTAGTCCTGCAGCTGGCCGGCATAGCCGCGACCATCGACAAACAGGTTGATGTTCTTGAGTACGTCGCGAGCAGCCATTATTCAAACACCTCTGAGATGTAGTCGTTTACCAGCATGGAACGGAATGTAATGTGCTCGGCGGGGTAAGGCGGCGTAAATTCAAAGTTGAAGAACACCTTGCCTTGCTGGATGTTTGCCGGGCTGTTCAGGCCTGGGTCTGGCCAGCATCGACCACCAAGCAGGGCGCCTTGAGCAACCAGATTAGCGATGTAAGCGTTCACTCCATCGGTCACGTCTTCCACGTAGGTTTTTGTGATGTTGCGATCAACCGCCCAGAGGTGAGCACGCTGAATGCTGTCGTTGATCATGTCTGCGGTGCGGCGGACAGACAGGAACATCCACTTGGTGTCATCGGTCAGGGAGCGGTTGCCCCACAAACGATAGCCGTCTTGGCGAATGATGGTGGCAATACCGCCTTCGTTCAGCAGGTTGGCGCGTGAGTTTGCATCACCCAGTTTGAAATCCACCGGGCGCGCTGTGCCAACGATGCCGTTCATCGGTTTGTTTGATGGAGACCACCAGAAGCCCAGATCGTTATCGATCTTGGCGATAATGCCGGCCGTGCGTGCGGATCCGGGCTCAGCTTTGTAGCTGCCATCCGATTTGATGACCATTACCCAGGGATCGACCAAATAAACACGGGAACTGCCAAAATCATTGGCGTACTGCTGGGCGGCATCGTCTGTGGTATTTGGGCCGTCCGCTACGATAACAGCGCGCATGCGCTCGGCGATGCCTAGTAGCTCGGAAACAACGGCATTTCGAAATTCGCCTTCTCGCTGATGGGTAAACCCCGGAGCGCAGATGATACGGGGCGAAAACCCTACAACGGATTCTGCGCCAAGAAGAGCCTGTACGCCCTCAAGATCGCCGGTTGTCGCATTTACTCCACCAACCACATTGGCAAGGGTGCTGGCTTCGTCGGCGCCCTCAGCAATCCGAATAACGATGACCACGGCACCGATCTGGTCAAAGATGCCGTCCATTGCAGCGGGTAGTGTGCCTGTGACCCCAAGGCGCGCAGCTTCAGAGCGTGACCCGGCAACCAGAGTAGGGCGGTTGAGTGGAAATGGCTCTTCTGCGCCGCCAGCCAGCGAAACAAAGTTCCGGGCGCGAGCCACGCCACTACCGTTACTGCCTTCTTGCAGCGTAGCGGTTACAGGTGCGGCCACAATGGCATTAACGGCGGCTAGTACGTCAGAAGCTGTTGATGTGACCTGGTTATCCGCGCCAGTCGCCAAGTTTACGATGATGTCGCTGCCAACTAGTGTCGCGCTAAGAACGGCGAGCGCAGTGCCAGGATTCACATAACGGATACGGATGTTGTTACCTGATGTGCCCGCTTCGATGGCTGTATAGACGATGCCGGTGCCCGAAGGCGCGTTGCCAACGGTCACTTCCGCAGTCGTTGCGCCCTGTGCGCCAGGCGCGGTGCCCACAATGCCGATAACGCCGGAGCGAACTGTTTGGATGGGGCGGGGGCCGGTATCGATCTCCAGCACCTCAACCCCGTGGAGGAATTTACTCATTGCGGCTGCCTCGCCTGATTGGGTGATTACTTACCGTCAGGATGTCTTGCGCGAGGTTTGCCCGCCGCTGGCAGTAGTTCTAATCAGCAGCGAAGGAGCTGTGGCCACAAGTCCGATAATGGCTGTTGCGGCTGTGCAGCTGCAGATGCACAGTTTTGCGGCAGGCTAATCCCGCATTATAGCCACCATATCGTTAACAATGCCCCTCCGTGTTTGCCGGGACTCGCAGTGCTTCAAATACCCCAAAAAGGATGCCCATGAAGAGCGTACTTCTTCGCGTTCAACACGGCCGTGCTTGTAGCCATGCACCAAACTGCGCATTCGGTTTTTGGCCCGCTGTACATTCTTTTTTCTGGGCAGCATGTGTGTTGACCAGATGCGGTAACCGGCAAAGTTTATTCCCTGCGATGCGGGATAAACCGTGCTTTTAGGGTTTATGACCAGGCCTAATTCGTAATGCAGCCAAAGCTCCAGGTGCTCCAGTAAGCGCCGCAGGTCTTCTTTACAAGGCGCAAGGATGATCCAATCGTCCATGTATCTGGCGTAAAGCCCGTAGCCCAGGTCATCGGTGATGTAGTGATCCATTACGTCCAGGTACACGTTAGCGCTGAGCTGGCTGGTTAGCGCGCCGATGGGGATGCCTACGCCGTCCGATCCGTGCGGCCGGGTAATCCTCTCCCATAGGTCAAGCACCTTAGGGTCAGAGATAACTTTGCTCACTTGCTGCATCAGCCGGCTATGACCAATGCTGGGGAAGTAGCGCGCGATGTCGCCCTGGAGCACGTAAACGGTACCCCATTTCGCTTGCGCCTTTCTCAGCATCCTCTGAACGCTGCCCACTGCAGCGTGGGTACCTTTGCCTTTTCGGCAGGCGTAGCTGTGGTGAATGAATCGGCGCTCGAAGTGCGGCTCTATAACCCGGTGCAGCGCGTGGTGAATCACCCTGTCGCGGAATTGTGGGGCTTCTATGACTCTGGGCTTCGGGTCGTATACCGGAAAAGAAGTGAATGGCGAAGGGTGCCAGCTGTCCCACAGCAAGTGGTTGTGCAGGTTCAGTAGCTCTTCTTCCCAGCGCCGGTGAAACCGCATGATGTCGGATTTGAAACGCTTGCCTTTTCGGGCCTCGTGGTAAGCGCTTACCAGGTTCTCCCAGCTTGTTACCTGATCCCACAGGTTGTTCGCTGTCTTTGGCATTACTGCTCCGGGTGTTGTAGCGGGAATAAAAGCGGCGCCACTTTCAGCCTAAGCCTACTTGCCGCGCCGCTGGTTTATCTTTCGCCATCCTGGCGCGGGCCAAAGCCCCGATTCCTTAATAGATCGCTGCAGTGCTGACCTTAATCATGCGCTGTCGGTGCAAACCCGAGGGGTCGCAGACGCCACGGAACCCAACATTCGTGTTCACATTCCACGGATTGTTGTTCAGGTTCACGCTGCGGGCGCCGGCCTCGCCGGCGTTGTTCCAGTTGGCGCCTACGGCCTTGGCCCTTTAAATCGCTTAACCAGGCCGCCAATGATGCGGCCGATTTCAGCGAGGTGCTCGGTGACTATTTTCAGCCGCCTGGCACTGAGGTAGCGGCGGTTGTAGGAGTGGCGCACGAAGTGCCGCAGCACTTCCAGTTCCACATCCACCTCGAACAACCACTGCAATTTGTCGCGGGACTTCTGAGCCCTTATGGTGTGCCGCACCATGGTGTGCACAGAGTTTTTGATCTGAGTGCAAAGTGCAAACTTCTCGGTTTTCGGAAATTTGTCCACCACCGGCAGTAGCCAATGCGCCAAATCATCCAGCTTTTCGTATAGCGCAAAGTCCCGCATTAAAACAGATATCCAGATAACAGATTACAGAGAATCGCAGACGCCACGGAACCCAACATTCGTGCCCACACCCCACGGATCGCTGCTCAGGTACACGCTGCGGGCGCCGGCCTCGCCGGCGTCGCTCCAGTAGGCGCCGAATATGGCAGTGCGGAACTGGCCGCCATACCATTGCCCGTGGCTTTTAGCGGCATCTTTGCCAGTATTAAGGTCGTTTTTCCAGCCTGTGCCTATGTCTCTATCAAAAAAGTGAGAACTCACTTGGTAAACGTTTCCGCTGGGCTGGTCCACGTTTAGGCAACTTACGCACTCAAAGCCATAGCCGGCATGGTTGCCGGTATTTTGTCGCCCGGTTGCGCCGGTTGCACCTTGCGGCACCCCATACGCGAACATCACGAACTCGTTGTAATCTGGCATGCGCTTGCCGGCGTTGCGGACTAGCCGGGTGTAATCAAAATACGAGTAGCCATCCGTGCCTGTTATCGGAGTGGCGCTGTGGATTGATAACGGTAGGCTATCTGGCCAGGCCGTGCCGTCTTCACTGGCCAGGTAGATATCCACCCACAGCTGATCAGGTATTACTTCAACCATTCCGGTCGGGTCGCACTTTGGGCGATGCTTTAAATCCCAGCAGCTGTTCGGGACGATTTGGGTTGGTAGGCTGGCCGCAGCGCTGTAAGCATCAGCCATGGTGCGCACTTTACCGAAGTGAAAGCCGCCGATTTTGCGACTGTTGTCTGCGGTAAA